GTTTACATAGGAAGTAACAGTCCAATCACTATCAGTAGCAAAATCACCATTAGTAACAAGCTCTGGCCCATACACAACACTGTCTAGGTAAGTACCTGTAGTAGAGCGTGTGAAGTCTATCAGTTCGTTAAATGTACTCATATCACGCCCCCATTGCTGTTCTTAGCTGTGTAAAGGTTAGCACCAAAGTTCAGGTCTAGTGTGGCTATACCGTCTACCTGTGCCTTCAAGCCTGTCTTATTGGCTACATAAGTCTCAGCCTTAGCTATCTCTTCGTCTGTGGACTCTGCTGCTCTTAGGATAGTCTGGTACATGTTGCCTGCTAGGAATTGATTGTCGCCAGCATTAGTAGAAAACAGAGATACAAGTCCTCCCACAGACCTTTGAATATAAGAAGTGTCAGAGTATTCTTGAGTACCGTCAACACGCATCTTGGCGTTATTGGCTACTAAATCGTAAGTTAATACTTTTATAGCGTCAGCGTTAATGCTTGCGTCTATCTGCCTCCAAGCTGTTCCTCCATCGTAATAGCCAACTCGTCCAGCAGTATTGCCGCTAGCTCCAAATATAGTTCTGCCTGTTTCAATATCTAAAAGCCATCTAAAAGTTGTACTCTCAGCATTAGTAGCGCTATAACCAAACAACGCAGTCAAAGGAGTAGAGGGAGATGTCAGGCTGTTAATAGACATACCGTCATCAACACCATCAAACTTCAGGTAGTACACCTCGCCAACACCTGACTCTGTAACGTCAATGTCTGTTACTACCTTCTGGTAGTTGGAGGCTTCTGTTGCATATTCTAGCTGGACGCCATCACACGTTAAAGTTGTAGCCGTGTCTGAACCTCTCTTGCGAATAAACACAAATCCCGCAGCAGCGCTTGTTGTTGTTACCGTAAAAGAATGTTTAGTAGGCGTTGCAGTCAAAGTAACCTGCGTTTCACTACTAACTCCCCCCATTTGAAGCTGTAGGGTGACAGTCCCGCTACCAGAAAGGATGGCGCTATATGTGTATGCTGTGTTACTTAGTGGAGTATAGTTGCTAAATACTCTATCACTGGTGGCAGGTAAGTTTATTGTTGTTCCGCTTGCCGTAGCCCCAGCAAACTTAGTCCAATAACCATTATCAAACTGCTCTGTGTAGTTCAACAGATTCCTAATGCCACCCTCTGGATGTCTTGCGTAGATAGGGCGCTTAGTGGAGGTAGGCTGTGTAGCGTGTGAGCCTTGTATCTCTGTTACTGATACGTTGTCTATAGTGCCTACAAAAGAATTTGACCTTAACTCTACTCCCCCAACAGAAGCCCAAGTTTTAAATGTTATTGAATGCTTGCCAAGACCGCTAAAAAACTGAGTAGGCGCGAAACCTGTGGAGCCTAAACGTAGAGTACCAGATGTATAATCAGTTATTTCTACAGTAGCTGTAACCCATGTGTTTGCAGGAATGCCAGTTAATTGGTAAAGGTAATTGCTACCAGAACTACAAGTAGCGACACCGTTTGCAATAGCCCATCCAGTTTGGGCAGTCCAGCCAGTAGTACCATTACTAAAGTCACCATTAGTAACTTGTTCTGGCCCTTGAGCTAATCCCTTAGACTTATCCAGCATTAGCCCTACAGGCTCTCCTACTGCTGTTACAGGCGTTACACCTTGAGAGTCTTGGTAGAGGGTATGGCTTGGGAAGGCAGTCTTAAACGCGTTCTCAAACGTGCTTAGGATAGGCTGGTAGCTAGAGGCTGTGGAGGCTTCTTCTAGTTGAGCGCCCCACGCGTATATGTAATCAGTACCGTTAGCGGTATATTCAGGCAGCGCAGTAGTTGCCCAAGCAGGAGTGTTGTCGTTATTTGTAAAAACTGAAACATTCATTGTAGAAGTAGAGTGCTGCAACATGACTGACAGTCTGTACCACCCATTACCAGAGTCATCTATCTTGTATGCCTTAACTGGTGGGTTACCAGTTGAGTAATCAGAAACAAAACTTCCTGTCTCTAAATCAATTAACACAGAATACCTGTCGTTTCCAAACGCATCGTTAACTAACCTAATGCCACCATATCTGCCAGTTCCCTTTTTCATGTAAACACTTGCAGTGTTGTTGCCCGCACCAATAAAATGGTTTAAACCAAAAAGATGTATGCCACCGCCAACCGGCGTACATTTATCAGCCGTCTGTGTACCGTCTGGAGCAATAGTTTGATTAGCCACTACCGACATGCTTGTTTTAATCCAAACAGGATTATCAAAGCTCTCAGTGTACTCAAGTAAGTTCTTGCGCCAATCAAGCGAGCCTGACGCAGCAGAGGGGTCATACCATACTCCCGCCTCTCCTTTGTTAAACAGAGAAGCAGGGCTGAAGGGTTTTTGGTTGGTTGCACCTAGTCGGTTTACGCCTAATCCAAACATGGCTTACACCATTTCTGAAACGTAAGCGATACCGGAGTTACCTGCCGTAATGAAAGAGATTACGTTACCTTTGTATACGTGTACGTACTCAATGGTGTTTGCGGGCAGATAAGCAGAAATAGTTGAGGCAGTGCCAGTGACACTGTAGAAACAATCGTCGTTAGCTACGATACGAGCTACACGAGCATCACCAATAGCGGAAGCAGAAGCTGCACTTGCTGAGAGGTTTACGGTAGAAGTAGTAGAAGGACGAAGGACTTGTATTGCTTTTGAGTTACCATCTTTAGCTAAAGTTGACATATTATAGTTTTCCTATGTATAGATAGAAAGGCGTATAGCCCGAAATAAAAGGGAAGGAAGCCCCGTGAGGAGCCTCCTAATTTGTCTTATGCACCTACTGCTAAGACGAGACCAGCTTCTGGACGAAGCACCTGAGTACCGTACAGGCAATCAGCAGTGTACAGGGTTCCAAGGAATTCCTGCTTGTACTGAGTCTGTGAACGGATAGCCTGCTGCTCAGCAAGTACCAGAGCATCTTTGTGGAACAACATAGCGCCACGAGTTGCTTTGTTACCGTTGGCAGAGTTAGCTGCTTCCAGAACAGGGCAGTTAGTAGAAACCAATACGTCAACACCGTAGATGCTACCAATCTTACCAGAGACAGCGCCTTTAGTGTCAGAGTAGTCTACGTTTACGTACTGCTCAGTACCAAGGATAGAGTTACGCAGTACAGGTGGAATAGCGAAAGTACGGCCATCCATAGGTACGTCAGCGTCATCTAGCTTCTGAATCATCTCACGGAATGCAGCGTCGTTAAATACGTCAGTTGCAGTCAGAGTGTCGTCAGCGTACTGAGTCAAGCCACCAGCGCTATCTACGTCGTTGTAGAATACGTTGTTGTTAGCAGTAGTCCAGTTAGCACCAGTACCAGCGCCAAGCTTCTTACCAAGTTCAAACAGGTCGTTGTCAATCTGCTTAGCAAGGCCGTAACCTGCGTCACCAGTGTAGAACTGACGCATGGAAGCGAGAGCCTGTACTTCGGTGATGTCTTCAATCAAGCGAGAGAATTCAAAGTGACGGTTGATAGTAATCAACACTTCTTCTTCAACACCAGCCTGAATAGTAACAGCAGTCTGTGCAACTTTCTGGTGAGCAGTGCCACGGATAGGCTTAGGGACGTGAATCACATCGCCTTTCTTACCGGTCATGCCCATTTTTTTAACGGCGTTAGCCAATACTAGGTTAGACTTATAGGCAGCAATTACCTCGTCACTCCAGATTTCTGGAATAAACTTAGCTGAACTAGTGTTGTCTGTTGCGCCGCCCTGTGCGGGATATACTGAATCGTTAATAGCCATAATATAAATACCTTGTTAAATAATAATAATAGTTTAGTTAGCGAACCCTCTTCTCAGCGTAAGCCTGTGTAATCTCATCTGACAATGCTAAGTAGCGTTCTGGGTCTGTTTGCATAAGTTTAATAATGTCTGAACGTCTATAGATTTTCCTAGACTGTTGTTGTCCATTACCCTTCGTACTTCCTGTAGAGGCTGACCTGACTGCTTCCTTACGTCCTGCCTTCTCAGCAGCTAAGGTCTGAGTTACTACACCTTGACGTTCCTTCCAGTTAGTGAGAAGTTCGTCAGCGGCTTCGTAATCATAACTACGGTCTGCTTGAGCAAAGAGCTGGGTTCTAATCTTAGAGCTTTTAATCCAGTCAACAAACTTAGAGTCAGCGATGACCTCTTTCATATCTGGGTGTCGTTGGGTTAGTTGTGACAACGCAGATGAACGTTTGTTTTCTAGTGTTGTTTCTTCAGCCCTCTTAATTGAAGGGTGATTAGCAATAGCTCTAGCGACAGCCTTGTCTGGGTCTGAGAAAAAATCTACTT